ATCACCTTTAATATACGTTTTACAATTTGAGTCGATGGTTAGATTTACATCTCCCTTGACGTTGACGAAATTAGTTCCCGCAATTACCTCATAATTGTTTCCTACTATACGGGTTTGTTTGTTGCCATCTGTGTCTATCTCGTAAAATGTTCCTGACTTGTGATACTCATGGATACGCTCTGCGTTTGGAGTATCGTCATACTCTTTGATATGACCGCTCTCTGTTTCAAATACATGATTGTACGGATATTTTGTGTCATATCTGGGATTACCATTTGAGGATGGGGATGTGGTACTTGGCTCTACCCATTTATTCTCATTTACATCTGTATTGATAGAGTCAACTGTTCTTGATGCATCCACAGTATGTTGTTTGTTACCTACCTTATTGCCAATAATATCATTACCATTTTCAGCATCTGGCTCATATAAAGCAACAAAAACATCTTTGGTCCTACCTTGAGGAGCAGTTTCGGGATCATAATCTATATCTTTAGAACTCAATACAGCATGACCACCGTTCCTGGCGAGTCTGTTTGTGTCTGATTCTTTAATGGTATGTCCAGATGACCTACTAAACTTACCGCCCTTACCATCATCGCCGCCTAGTGGATATGGGCCATATGATTGTTGAGAGTATGCTGGATTGTAATCCTCAATGGTTCCGCCATCCTCGCCGGGATTATATACTTTCCCGCCCTTATCTTCCTTTGCGTATTGTTTTTTACCAGCAAAGTTTATTTGAGTCGAGTCCATATGTCGAGGGTCATTAAATCCTCTTTTATGATCAGCAGGGTTGAGAGGCACGCCAGGTAGCGTTCCAATAATAACTGGTTGTTGATACTCTGTATCTCGAAAGAATCCAACTACCCATCCACCCTCTAAAAGAAATGAGGGCGTTGTTCCCATACCGTGCATAGATGGGTCAGTTACAGGATGCATGACATGGGCCCACGGCAACTCTGCTGTAGGTAATGCACTCAAATCTTCAGTATGCCACCCAAGACAACGAACCCGAACACGACCAAGTTGCTCGGGATCATTTCTATCCTCTACTACACCAACAAACCAGGCAAACCCATCCAGGCCCATAAAATTAATTGTGTCTGTCATAAAATAATCCTTTTCAGAATTATTTATAACGATTAATGTAAGTCTGGATCACGCCCCATTCGTTTGGCTTCAGGTGGTATAAAGTCATATTTAATGACTTCATATTCAATATCGGGGTTACAATCACGCAATTGAGCTAAAGTTTCTTGCGCTACATTTCCATCCATATTATCACATACTATATCCCTACGGATAATTTTGTATTTTACTGACATGGTAGATTTTATTTAGTAATTATAATCTTTGAGTATTTCCTCTAGACCCATAAACAGACCGCCATTGACCCAATCCACGGTCCTCTAACGTCTTTAAATGCGAAAATGGGTTCATAGAGAGGTTACCAGCAACCACAATTCGGTCTTCACCTATATGTTTTGGTACAGAATGATGCACCCAGCCAGGAAATAAAACCATAAGTCCTCTTTTTGGAACCACACGTTCAATACCTTTGCCGGGATGAAGGCATCTATCAAATAACAGCGGTGCTGATCCATCTGGACAGTTGACATAGTAAACAAAACTCCAGAGGTGGGGCCAGTGGTTGTGCATAACCGTATAATCACCCTCACGATAGATTGCTCCCCAACAATCATACGGTATCATGTCTAAATTTTGAGGATTGTTCTCTGATGCTAACATCATTGCATGATTACACACCCACTGAAACCCCTTACTGGTATCTTGCATATACCAATCGGTCATAGATGCCTTGACATTCGTTCTCTTTTGTTGTCTATCGCCATGTTCTCGAATTTGACGTTCAAGATTTTCGTTTAACGACATATCTTGGTCTTCATGAACTTTTCTATCAGCCATTTCTTCCAAATCAAGAGTTATGATTGGAAACTTCTCTGAAAATTGTTTTGACAGGGGATGCCTATCAAACTGTGTTGAAGGCTTAAGACTCTTTGCTAACGCTGCCAGACTCATTTTCTTCGATTGCCCTTTTCAAAATTTCTGATTTATAGTTGATAACTTTTTCTAGACGTTCAATTCTTTTACGAACACTCTGGGGAAGACCTCGCATACCACCATTACGAACTGTAAACTTCTTTTCCCAGCTTGCTCTTTCCGCCAACAGCTGTTTTAGAGATCGCTTGTGCAGTTTAATTTCTTTATCTGGTGTTCCGTATGGAATTGCCATCTCAGCTTTCGTATCGGGATTATCAATTGCAGTTGGAAGTTCTGTATCTACTTCATCTGTCAACACATATCCATTTTCGATCATCTTCGCAACAGCTTTCTGATCTTCCTCTGTCATCATCTTTGTTTTCATAGTAATACCTCATTCAAATAAATGAACTCGTAACTTCTCCTACCTTTCACCTCAAGGTAAATAGAGTCCATGTCCTTGTCCTTTACGGGCTCGTAGGACTTTTTCTTCTTGGACCAGTAATGAGGTCTGGCTATTTCACCATCTCCCATAACCAACCACTTCACATCATCAAATCTATCCGAACTGATATCTGTTACCTTGCCGGTAACTTTCTCTTCATATTCATTCAGATAACTAACTGTCTCACCAATCACTTGTAGTATCCTTTCTCCACTGGATAGTGCCACCACCCCGTAAGCATATACTTATCAGCAGTGTGTACAGGGTTTCCACGATGCTGAAACGTCCAACCGGCAGGAAACATTACTCCTAAACCTTTTCTTGGACGAACTCTTAGTTTCTCATACAAAAATTCTGTCTCTCCTTCATCAATATCCACATCATTCAAGTAGAACGACCACACCAAACAACGATCCATGTTTTCATAGTGACTTACCTCTGAATGCCAGTTATGAAATCCCCCACCAAAGGGCGGTGTGCATTGAACCTTGATATCAGGTGATACCAGTTTCTTTGCGCCACGATAGCAAAACGGAAACTCTTCTTTATATCTGTGCATCATGTCATACTTGTACTTTTGAACTCTGGTATACAGGTCGCTATGTTGATCAAAGGTCAGCCATTTCTGTTCGTCTTTACGAGTTATTCGATCAGCTTTCACAGTCTTGACATCTTCCACAGAATCAAACCACGCAATCAGTGTTTCACACAGATCATCAGGTAGAGCATTTGCATATTGACGTATGAAATCACTCATCGTCATACTTTCCGTAACATCGTGATACTACCCTGCCTAAATTTGTGTGGCTCAATAATATCCATGCGAAATGCTGCGGGTAACTGACTAACAACTTCTAAATTCTTGTTTGGTTCACCTTTAAAGTAAGTGAAATGAAACAGAACGTACTCCTTTACCATATGCCAATAGTTTTCTGCAAAGAATTTATATTCTTCCCAACCACCACAGTCAACCCACACAAGATCATAGGGTCCATGAGTATCTATTTGACTAATTACCTCACCATCTTTCATATCACCCTGTATGAATTCTACCAGAGGCTCACCTTCCAGAATGCTCATGCGTTTTTCCGCTTGATCATCTTCCATACTCAAGTTATCAACCACAACAAACTTAGGGCTGTACGGTTTATCCAGATAGTCTTTATCGCAGTTACCATCCCACAGTAACCCTTCAGTATTTTCCTTGAGCCCATTCAAAAGAAACGGTGTGGTGTAACCCATACCAAGTTCTAGAATACGCTGTGGCCTTGCAAGACCTACTAGACTTTCCAAAAATGGACCTACTTTTTCAGTTCCGTAGCCAGGAACCCACCATTCCTCATTCTTCATCGGCAGACACCCCATACGAGAACTCTTTTCTCGCTGCTTCATCCAACTGATTCATAATATCATCCGTAAAGAACTTCTCTGGATTGTTATTGATCGTCTTACCAAACGTTTTCGTACCATCTGGCAGCTCAATACGAGTGGAAACACTCTTGAAGATGCCATACTTCAGTGCCAAGTCCAATAATCCATAATACTTGTCCAATCCACCATCATAAGTCAATCGTACATCAACCATCTTGTTCTCTTTTGTCAAACGACTCTTATGATTCTTACAGTGAACAATATTACCAATAACTTCTGTACCGTCCTTCTCTTTCTTCTTACTCAAGTAGACAATACTAGAAGCTGCATACTTCAGACCACTTCCACCACCCATCTCTTTTTGGGGAAACATACTACCAACCACATCGTATGTGTGATTTGTGACCACCATCGGAATTTTCGCTCGCCCCAACTTCAATGTTAAAACTCGAAACGCTGCTTTCAGCACTTGCGCTCGTGTCATATCTCTTGTCTCTTTACCCTGTGCGGTATCCTCGACTTCCTTGGTGGTACTCAGCATACCCAAAGAGTCTAGGCAGAGAAACATCGGTTTACGATCCGCCTCATCCTGTGTAAGATAGTCGTCAAGAACTCGAATTGCCTGTGTGCGAAACTCTTGTACGGTAGTGACCGGCATAATCACCATACGTTTCGGATCAATACCCCTATCAACCACCATTTGACGAGTGATTGCACTTTCACTCTCGAAATAAATGACACCAGCCTCTGGATCACGGTCAAGAAAACTCTTTACAATGCCCATAAGGAAGAACGTCTTACCAGTTGCAGATTCACCTGCCAGTGCAGTAATCTTATTGCCCGGTAAACCACCGTGAATATTGCCAGATAGTAATGCATTGAAAATATAAGAGCCAGTGTCGATAAAAGATTCAACATCTCCTGTCTCAACACCATCGTCTACAATAGACGCATACTCATTCATATTCGCAACACGCTTCAGAAAATCATTCATATAAACTTCTCCATAGTATAACAATCAGTATAACTTATATATCCAGTTAAGTCAAGACCTTTTGCTGAGTTTTTGGGGGTGGCCACTCTGAAATAATTATCAGAACTTTGAGGGGAATCGTTATAGATTATAAAAGGCAATCCAGTTTTGACCCCCTACCCCATATATAAAGCCATTTACCCAGAGGATCAGGAAGGGAGAGGAATCGAACCTCTCTTACAGTGCCTGACACACCGCTGATCGTAGTCAGATCGGACCATTCACACCCCATGTACGTTACATCCAGCAGATGATAGCGCAGTGACGGGCGTCCCAGTGCCTTCCATTATAAAAGAGAGAGCATCAGACCACTTAGCAATTCAGCAATTTACGAAAGTCCATTCGGGATGCTCTCCAAGGTATCACAGCATTACAAGATACATACTCCCAAAGATCAGAATGTTAGCGGCAACATAGGCAGCTGCCAGAAAGAAAAGAACCTTTATCATGATATTATAGTATCACAACAGAACCACTTTGTCAACAGTTTAACTCTCCATTTTTCTCAGAAATCTTGCTCTGTGTCTCTCGAACTTCCACACCATCAGCTTCTGTGCGTTGACAGGGGAAACTCTCCACATCACATGCATGAACTTAGACCACATTACATCAACACTCCTATTGAACGTTCTAAATCAATCATGTCCTCAAACTTCTTTATGGCTTCTTCGTAGGAAGCCTCAAAGACTTCACTGACAGTGTAATGAGGTCCAGCTATAATGCGCTCAATCTCATACTTGTAGTCACCTAAACCCCAGAGATACATCGTAGTATCTTCATCTGTCTTATCGTAACCTTTAGCATAGAGAGTAGTCATTTGAAATCCTCAGAGAGTGCTAGCAGTGTCACATGACCTAACGGGCGTATCCCGTTCCAGAAGTCTCTCTTCATTATCTTTATAGTACCATATCCATCAGGGTTTGTCAACAAGAAAATGCATTATTTTCCGAATAATTCAGCATACTCTTCATTGCGTGTGGGATACATCTTATCCAGTATCTTGGCCTTTGCTTCCTTCAGATACCCGACGAACTCCTTGTCACCAATCTCTAAGGCGAACTTGATGTCAGCATTGATCAGGGCAATCATCTCTTTGTCAGTAACTTTAGCCATATCTCAATTCCTCTATGTGTTCTTACTCTCTCAACATACTCATTATGCACTACTGTCAAGGGATTGTCAAGTACTTTTTTTCATTTTTCTGTATATTTTTTGTGGGTGCGTGGATTGTGAGCCGGTATGCTGTGGACTTTAATCACATCAGACTCATGTTTATTTTAACCTTTTTAATGATTGGGTAAAAATGGGATATTATGGGTTATTCTGGGTTATTCTTCCGCCAATGATAATCTTTGTAGTCCGCCAGTCTTCTAAGAGTATCAGAATCGTATGCTTATCTTCTTACGAAATCTGTCTATCTCTTCAGCTGTCATCTTGAATTTAGGGCGTAATCCACCATATCGTTTTATCATGTCTGCATCTGGTTGATATAATGGATCGTTATTGGGATGTGATACGAGAAGGTCATTCCATCCATGATGACCCATGTATTCTTTAAGAAGGCGGAGCTCTCTTTTGTTTAGAGTGATTCCGTTGCTCTCCACAGTCTTCTCTCTCTTAGCATTTCTATACCAGCGAGTTGTTCTTCCTCTGTTCTGTTACGCCATCCCTGTATTTCTTCTTTAGTGCGTGAGCAGCCAAGACAATATCCTTCATCGTCATATGTGCAAACTTTAATACATGGTGAATATTTTGCTTTTGGCATGGAATTATTTATGTATAGTTAAATGAGATGCTTATTCTAATTTGATGCGACATATTGGGCTCCACTGAATGAAAGCAGTCAGATGGAAACAGTACAAGCTTATTGGTTACAGGTGAAATGCGTATGGGTGGGTCATATAGTGTGGGATTGCTTCTCATGATTGTCCCTTGAAAAACAATGTCACCCATGTTGTCATCTGGTATGGAAATATAGTATACACCGCTCATACCTACAGGAGAAGCAGGTGGTGTTCTGTCATAATGATCATGTGTGGCGTTGAAGTGTCCCTCTCCGTTTACATTGATCCACCAGTGAGCCATGCTTACTGTATCGTTTATTTCATGCGTGTAATGGTCGATGCATTTCTTTAAGCTGGACGGCATATCCTCTGGCTCAATCAATATACTTTGATATCCACCCACGTTGGATTTTACTCTACCGATTTGTGTGTAATCTCCAACAATTCGTGACATTGTGTCTTCGTAGGAGGGTAGGTGAAGTGTGTGCTCGTGTATTATCTGTCCCATGCCTTAATCGCAGTGAAATTATTAAACGAGAACTCCATACGGTCCACCAGCTTGACAGCGTTTCCTTTTACACGATCAATTGCAACGTATCCCTCTGGGTTGGTTACCTTAAATCCGTTAGGTGTGCGAATGAATGTTCCAATGGATTTTACTTTGTCCAATTTGGTCACAATAATCATTTTTGCGTCAACAAGTAGGTTCTGGAAAGCAATTACCTGTTTGAGATTTGCTGTGTGACGCTTGACTTCTCTCACATACTCTTTCTGTATGTTTTCGTATTTCTCTTTTCCCTTGTCTGACTTTGCTTTGTCTATCTGTTTCTGTATCGAGTCAAATACCCATTCCTCGTATCCTTTTGCGTGTGCAGCAGGGTTTGTGATCTTCTCTCCCTTTCTTACCTTACTATTATTATATGTCTTGAGAGAGGCACCAGCAATTTGACCTGTCATGCTGTCCTGTAGCCTTAGGAAAGCACGCAATTTGGGCCCGTTGATCGTTTGAAATGTTTTACCCGTGTCCGACAATATTTTTGTGATCTTATCTGTCTCAGCAGAGGTAAATGTGGCAGTTCCAGAGGTATCTTTGTAAGACGCATCATCCATCCATACAGAAGATGGTGTGCTCAGTTTACTTATATCAGCACCGAACTTTGCCTTCATGTCAGGCAATGAATTTCCTGTATATGTGGTGTGCCAGACGATACCAATGTTTGCACCCTTAATCTGCTTACCAAAATCGCTATCCACGGGGACTGCATATACGATTGTATTGGGCTGAAACGTATAATATTTTACACCATCAATATCATCTGTCTCTACATCATCCGTAAACATAAGGTCACCCTGTAGAACTCCCTTGATGTTAAGCTTGGAGAGCTCTTCCAGTGCAACCTTGAATTTTGCGTTCAGTGTGCCGGATAGGTCATCGTCAATCTCTTGCACTGTCTTGTATAGCTTTGGATTGACGTTAAACACAGACTTCTTTGCAACGAAAAACTTACCATCTTCTGGGTCTATTCCAGCAAAGATTGCTGGCGCACCATCCCACTTTACAGTCATATTGACTGATGACCGACTCTCGCCTGCCATCATATCTCTTAGTGACCGCAAAAAGTTGATTGCTGCTCGACCACCGTCAACACCAAAATTAAGGATTTCATCCTCAAGGTGTTCAAGGTGCAAGTTCTTCCCAGCCTTATCTTCTGTAAGTTCTATAAAAGATATCATGGTATTATTTATAGTGCGTTATTTCACTTTAAATGTTTCTTCTAGCACTTCTATTCTTTGTTTGATGGGTGCCATCTCATCAACATGCTTACGAATAAGCGGTAAATTTAGCTCTCCATATCTTGGATTGTTCACAAGATTTTCAACAAGAGTTTGCAAGTGGTCTAACTCTGCCTGATATTCTTTTTTTAGATCACTAAGTGACATGTCGTCTCTCCTTATACTTTCCAACCATCACCAAAATCAGTCTGGTCGAAAACAGCCTCTACAAATTTATCGTCCGCCCCTTTTCGTTGATTACTGTCAACAAGACCAGCCTGTTCACTTTCTTCAACGTCAAAGAGTTTCATTTTTGCACGATCTACACCTATAACGAACCTTTTATTTATGGTCGGATCGTTATATCTGTTCTTTAATTGTTTCACTGCAATCTGATCTAATTCTTCAAGTTCTTCATTACTAATGAGCGCAAACATGAGGTCAGCCGTAGCTGGTAGACCAAAGCTCTCTGACGTATCTTCCAAGCCAATGTCTGTATTGGTGTATCCACTCCTTGTGGTTTGTGTAGCCGACATAATCGGGACGTTTGTCTCAACTGCGAGTCCCCTAAGTTCTTCAGCAATTGCCTTGATGTACATATACGAGTTAACATTTCCATTCGCCTTAAATCTAGATGAAGCACAAATATTCAGATAATCCACAAAGATGATATCTGGTTTGAAAGATTTCTTGACCGCAAGTTCTTTGATCAGTCCTCTAAAGTGATTACTGTGAGCAGATGCAGTGGGATATTCTTTGATCACCAACTGCCCGCTCGTGTTATTCACGATTTGACCTATCTTGTTGTCGAACATTTGCTTGGGTAACTCATGCAAATCGTCTATAGAAATATTCATGAGGTTTGCATCAATACGCTCAGCAATACGTTCCTCAGCCATCTCCAGAGTGATATACAGGACGTTTCTACCCTGACTCAAACAGTTTGCTGCCATATGACACATGAACAGCGATTTACCAACACCAGTGCCCGCAAGAACAATGTTTAGTGTTTTCTGTGGCAGTCCACCCTTGGTGATACGATTGAAGAAGTCCAGATCAAATGGAATCTTCTCCTCTACCTTATGGTAGAACTCAAACCGGGCATCAGTATCGTGTAGATAATCGTGACCAACACGGTTATCAAAACCAACAGCAAGGGCGTCCGTAAGAATTGTAGG